CTTTGTCATAGGCCAGCCAACCAATCGCTTCTGCTCGCGCAAGTGCGCAGTGAGATATCACGATGCCCGATGAGAAGCTAGCCGGCGATAAGAAAGAAGAAAAATACAACCCGCGCGAGTCGGCGCAGCGCTGGGACCGTGAACTGAATGCCGCTAAGAAGGAACTGGACAAGTTCCACGCCGCCGCGCGCAAGGTGGTGCGCAAGTATCTCGACAAGCGTGACGGCGACCAGTCGAGCGAGTTCAAGCTGAATCTTTTCTGGAGCAACGTGCAGGTGCTCAAGGCGTCTCTGTACGCGAAGCCGCCGAAGGTCGACGTCAGCAACACGTTCAAGGACTCCGAGGACGACGTGTCACGCGTCGCCGCGAACATCCTTGAGCGCATGCTCAACCATTCGATCGAGCGCGACAACAGCGACTTCAAAGTCAGTTCGATGCAGGGTGTCGGCGACTACCTTGTGCCGGGTCTGGGGCAGATCTGGTATCGCTACGAGGTCGAGACACAGAAGAAGATGACTGAGCCTGTCATCGACAAGACGACGGGCGCGGAACTGGTGCCGGCGACCGAGTACGAGGCGATCGTGCACGAGGACTGTCTCACCGACTACGTGTTCTGGGAGGACTTCTGGTGGAGCCCTGCACGCACGTGGGAGGAGGTGCGCTGGGTAGCCAGACGCGTGTTCATGAACAAGGAAGCGCTGAAGAAGCGCTTCGGCGACACGATCGCCGACCGCGTGCCGCTGTCCAAGCAGAAGAAGAACGCGGATGCGACGCAGCCGCAGAACGATCCGTGGGAGAAGGCTGCCGTCTTCGAGGTGTGGGACAAGACGACGAAGAAGGCGTACTGGCACGTCATCGGCATGGACGTGGTGCTCGACGAGAAGGACGATCCGCTGGGCCTTGAGCTTTTCTTCCCGTGCCCGCAGCCGCTGATCTCGAACCTCACCACATCGAACCTGATGCCGGTGTCCGACTACCAGCTTGCGCAGGACCAGTACAACCAGATCGACGAACTGACGACGCGCATCACGTACCTGACGAAGGCGTGCAAGGTGGTGGGTGCCTACGACAAGTCGGCCGGCGCACTGGGCCGCATCTTCAACGAAGGCATGGAGAACGACATGATCCCGGTGGACAACTGGGCGGCGTTCGCGGAGAAGGGTGGCATCAAGGGCTCGATGGAGTTCGTGCCGATCGACACGATATCGATCACGATCGAGAAGCTGACGCAGCAGCGCGACGTTATCAAGAACAACCTGTACGAGGTGCTCGGCATCGGCGACATCATGCGCGGCATGACGAACCCGGACGAGACGCTCGGCGCGCAGCAACTGAAGGCGCAATTCGGTGGCAGCCGCCTGCAGTTCAAGCAGATGGAGATCGGCGAGTGGGTCGCTGCCGGCCAGCGCATCCGCGCGGAGATCATCTGCCATCATTTCCAGCCGGTCACGATCTTCGAGCGCAGCAACATCATGCACAGCCCTGATGCAAAGCTGGCGCAGCAGGCCGTGCAGTTCCTGAAGCAGGACCAGACCAAGTACTACCGCGTCACTGTCGAGAGCGAGACCATGGCGCTGGTTGACTGGGCGCAGGAGCGTGACTCGCGTGTGCAGTTCATGGAGGCTGTCGGTGGCTTCGTGCAGTCCGTGACGCCGCTGCTGCAGGCCACGCCCGCTGCTGCGCCGATGGTGCTGCAGATGATGAAGTGGGGTCTGGGCGGATTCCGCGTCGGCAAGGAGATCGAGTCGATACTCGACGAGGCGATCACCGCCGCGAGCAAGCCGGCCGCGCCACCACAGGACGCCGAGAAGGATGCGGTGGTCGACGAGAAGAAGGCCAGCGCATTCGCCAAGCGCGCGGGCGGCATCAAGGATCTGGTCGATGCGCAGCAGACCGAGGTCGAGGCCACGCTGATGCGCGGCCAGATCCCGAACCCGGCACAGGCCGCTGCAGCCGCTGCAGGGGGCGTGCCAACAACCGCACCACAACCCGGAGCACCACTGCAATGATGCAACCACCCGATCAGGGAATGCCGATGCCGCCACAGGGACCACCTGCTGGTGGGCCTATCGGTGGCGGCGCGCCACCCATGGGGCCGCCCCCGGGCGACACGATCACGTGCCCCAGTTGCGGCGCGCAGTTGCGTGTCGAGCCCGCAGGGCCGCCACCCGGTGCCGCGCCACAGGGACCGCCGCCCAGCTTGCGTGACACGATCGGCGCGGCGATGGGACCGGGGGGTCCATGACGCGCGAGGACATCGAGCGCATGTACAACAACGGTGGCATGTCGTACACCGAGTACGTCGACGCGCTCAACCACGCCGCGATGGACGAGTACGAGGTGCGCCGGCTGCCGCCGCTGCCGGATGAAGCCACCGGGCCGGAGCGCATCACACAGCGTGGTGGAACGACCTACAACTTGGAGGCGAAAGATGGAGAAGCGTGAAGCGAAGACTGACGATGTCGAGGACGTGCGCGACGAGCAGGAGCCGAACGGACCCGAGAGCGCCGAGGACATCCAGCGCCGCTACGACAACGGCGGCATGAGCTACGACGAATACATGGCGGCGATGGACGCGCTGCCGGCCGCGCCCGTCACGGCAAAGGACGTCAAGCACGATCCGTGGTTCGACAAGACGAAGAAGTGAAGACCGCGCTGCAGTTCTCCGGTGGCAAGGACAGCCTCGCGCTGCTGTGGTACATGCAGTCGCTGTGGGAGTTCATCGATGTCATCGTGATCGATCCGGGCGACATGTACAGCGCGACCCGCACGCGCATCGAGCAGGTGGGCAAGCTGGTGCCGAACTTCGTCTACCTGAAGTCGGATGCGCCTGCGCATCGCAGGTTGCATGGCGATCCGACCGACGCGAACTGGCTCGCCTGCTGCGTGGCGAACGTGTACGCACCGATGCACGACTACATCAAGAAGCACGGCTACCGCCAGATCCTGCGCGGCACCAAGGCGGTGGACCCGCACATCCACCTTGCGTTCCCGGGCGACGTGATGGATGGCATCCTGTTCACGTTCCCGCTGTGGCACTGGAACGACCTTGAGGTGATGGAGTATCTGGGCGAGCGGCTGCCGCTCGAATACTCGCTGGGCGCGATCGGCATGCCCGACTGCAGGACGTGCACTGCGACGGCGCAGTGCGGCGGCACGACCAAGCACATCTGGGATGCGCATGAGCAGGCGACGCTGGATCTACATTGACGGTGTGCCCTACGCACCCGAGGATGTGCCGGCTCCGCTGGTTGACTCTGGTGCGCTGTGGGGCGACCGCAGCTACGACGGCATGCGCACGCTTGACGGCGAGGACATCTCGAGCCGCACCAAGCACCGCGAGTACATGCGTTTAAACAACCTGACGACGATGGACGACTACAACGAAGCGTGGCGGCATGCCGAGAAGTTCCGCACCGAGTACCGCACCACGGGGCGCGGCGGTGCGGTGACCAAGGAAGACGTCGCCCGCGCGATGCACGACGTGATGAAGCGCAATGGCACACGGTGACAGTGGCGCGAAGTCGTCTTCCCCACGCGCGGATGCGCTGCGCTGGTGGCGCGGCGAGAAGCAGACTGCCATGGGCGAGAATTCACCGCGCCTCGACACGTGGTATCGCGAGCGCGAGGGTTCTCCGGCTGACGTCGCCGAAGGTGCGTTCAACATGGTTGCGCCGCTGGGGATGTACGCGGGCGACGTGGAGGGCGCGCCGCTAGGCAAGCTGGCGAAGTCTGCGTCGTTCAAGGTGACGAAGGACACGCCGTCCGACATCCTGCGCTCGCTGCGCAGCCAGACCGTGAAAGATCCGGTGCGCAACGCGTTCCCGGGCATCTACGCCAACCCGCGCGAGATCATCGCCAGCCAGACGGTTGCGCCGGAAGACCCGATGCTCAGGCAGCTATTCGGTGTCACGCGCGAGGATCTGGCGAACACCGCGCTGTCACGCAAGGGCAACCTGCCCGACTGGCAGCCGCCCGCGATGGCGGCGAACCCGAAAGGATCTGCGGTCGCCTCGCAACTGATCACGCCGCGCAACACGCGGCGCGTGAGCGACATCCTTGGCGAGGGCATGAAGCGTAAGGATCTGGCCGAGGGCATGCTCGGCTGGTACGTGCAAGACCCGATGTTTAAACGCATGGTCGAGATGTTTGGGCCGGAAGAAGCGATGAAGCGCTTCAAGCAGATGAACACGGTCGAGGGTATGTTCAGCCCCGGCAGCGAGGTGCTCACCGAACTGAATCGCGGCTCGCTGGCGACCAAGATGCTGCGCGAGGGCCGTTTCGACGAGTTCGCCGCGAAGGGTGGCAAGCAGCGCCCGGGCGACCCTGACTTCGCCAACGTGATGGGTCACCCGTACCACAGCACCGCGCACGTCAAGCCGATGCAAAGCTACATCGAGACCGGCGCGCTGCCGAAGTCCGACAAGGTGCCCAGCTACATCACCGCGTCGCAGGTGCCCGAGATCGGTTTCCAGACGCATCGTCCGGTGGCTGACGCGCACTTCTCGCGCGGTGTCGGGCTCGCCGACGTGCGCCAGAACCAAGCGTTCGCGGCCAGCGCCGACATGCCGGAGGTGCACACGCTGCTGCCGTGGTATCAGAAGATCGCTGCGCAGCACGGCATCGAGCCGGTGGCGGCGCAGGGGCTGCAGTGGGGCGGGATGGCGAAGCAGACCGGCGTCACGACGCCGGTTGGTGCGCCGAAGCTGGAGTTGCGGGCACAGCAGATCGCCAAGGCGGCGGCGCGCGAAGGCGTCACGCCGGAGACGATGCGCGACCTGTACCTGTCGGGCAAGCGCCAGATCGGCGAGATTGACCCGGTGATGGCTGCGCTCATCGCGGGCGGCAGCGGCGCAGCCGCTGCCCTACGACAAGGCGAACCCAGATGAGCGACCTGCGCGACGCGCTGAACGAGGCTTTCACATCCTCCGAAGAACCGGTCTCCGCGCCGGAACCGGCAGAGCCTTCCAGCCCCCCGGCTGAAACCACTGCCGAACCGGTCGCGGAGCCGGCCGCCCCGGAGCCGTCCAGCGACGATCGCGCCCGGGACGCCCTAGGACGGTTCACCAAGCCCGATCAGGCCGACGGCAAGGGGCAGACACGTGTCACCCTGATCAAACCGCCTGTAGCCCTTCCTGACGCGTCCCAGCCCCATCCGGCGCTGCCGACATTCGAGAAGCCGCCCCGGGACGTGCCGATCATGCTGCGGTCGCACTGGACTGCGCTGACCCCGGAATGGCGGCAGCACATCTCCGAGACCCACCAGAAGCTGGCGAAGGTCGAGGAGCAGTACCAGCCATCGGTGGAGTTCACCGGGCGCTTCCTGCGCACGATCCAGCCGTTCCAGCAGGCGATCCAGATCGAGGCGCAGGGCGACCCCATAGCGGCGGTGCAGGGGCTGATGGAGGTGGCGAACACGCTGCGCTTCGGCTCGCCGGTCGAGAAGGCGAACCGGCTGGCGGCGATCATCAGCCACTACGGTGTTGACATCGACACGCTGGACAAGGCGCTCGAAGGATCG